GTTTAGCCACAGTAATAACACTTGCTGTGTGGTTATTAACAATAGGTTTTAGAAAAGAAAAAAAAGAAAAACAACCGAAAGGAAGAAGTAAATAATGGATTGTTGTGGCGGTGGTTGCTGTGGCGGTAAATAAATACTGCACATCATACATTGATAATAAAGGAACACATATAACTATATGTAATTGTAAGAATGGGGGAATAGGTGAAATTAACTGTAGTTAGAACGCAATTTGGAAAAGATGCAACAAATGGAATGTTGTTCATTGATGGTGTATTTGAGTGTTATACACTAGAGGACCAATATCAAGCAGTAAAAGTTATGCACGAAACCTGCATACCTGAAGGAACATACGATATAAAGTTTAGAACTGTTGGTGGTTTTCATACAAAGTATAAAGAAAGATATGGTAACGCACACTATGGTATGTTACATCTACAAGATGTGCCTAACTTTACCTATATACTTATACACGCAGGTAATACAGATGAACACACATCAGGTTGTCTAATCGTAGGAGAAACACAACAAGATTTAGACCTAAGTGATGATGGGTTTATCGGACATTCAGGCAAGGCGTACTCAAAACTCTATTCTAAAGTAGCAAAACAACTGTTACAAGGTAACAAAGTAAACATTGAGTACACAACAATTACAAATTTATTAAAAAAACCTGCATCAAATGCTTCTACAAATGATGTAGTTGTAGCTAGAACAGTTATGGACAAAATACAAGAACTAAAAGAAGATATTTCTGAAGTTAATGGTGGTGTCATACAAACACAAGCTATGCTTAGAGGTAGGATAATAAGATAATGTTAGAAAAATTTAAAAGAGCAAGAAATAAAGAGGGGAAGTTTAAGAAAGACTTGTGGTGGACACCTTGGAATGAAGCATGGGAGTACAAAATGAGTGATGACCTTAAAGATATGATTGAGCGTACCGCTTGGACATTCGTAGAGGCGTTCATTGGCGCATTAACAGTTGCACCATTAGTTGGTGTAGAAGCTGAAACACTACAGTTAGCTGCATTAGCAGGTGGTGGTGCTGCTTTAGCTGTAATTAAAACATACGCTAAAAAACAAATTACTAAGTAAATACCTAAGTTGTCGTACATCTACTGTAAAATAGATGTTGACAATAAAGGAGGGTATTTATGTCAAAGAAAAAAGGAATACCTGCAGAAAATAGTAACAATTACTTTAAAGCAGGTTGGAAACCTACAGTAGACTTTGACCACACAACAGGTGTAGGCGAAATTACACATGTAGGTACAGACCCAAACTACGAAAGCAAGACAGATGAGATACTTCGTAGTTGGGGATTTGACCCAAAACTATACGAAATTGATGGAATACTAAAAGTATCATCATGGAACGCACAACTTAAAGGCGGTATAGTTGAAACATTCTACGCATTTAAAGGCAGTGTAAGAAGAAAATCTGCAAATCGTGACAAGTATTTTAACTCATTGTTTAAACATGCTGTTAAGAAGCCGCCATTACCTAAGCATAAATTATTTGGTGGTGATACTGCCTTCTTTTTCTTTATGTCTGATTGGCAATTAGGCAAAGATGACTTCGGTGTAGAGAATACAATCAAAAGATATGACATAGCATTGCAAGATGCACTTGCTTTGTTAAAGAACTACAGGAAGATAGGTTACCAAATAGATGAAATATACTTAGTAGGAATGGGTGACCTCACAGAAAACTGTACAAAATTTTTCTACGACAGCCAACCCTACAATGTTTCGTTAAATCTTATGGAACAATACAGCTTAGCTAGGGCAATGATGTTTAAAACTGTAGAAACATTCCTACCTCATGCAGACAAAATTGTTTTGACAGGTGTTCCAGGTAACCATGGTGAGATGTCAAGAAGTGCAAAAGGTCAGGTATCAACAAGCAGGTTAGATAATTCAGACACTATGCACATAGAAATTATGAAAGAAATCTTTGATGCAAATCCTGATAGATTTAAAAAAGTCGAGGTAATAATTCCTGATGATTATCATCTTACGCTTGTGGTCAAAGAAAAGCAGATGTCTTTTACACATGGACACATGACAGGAGGCGGTGGAAACGCAGAAGCAAAAATAGAGAAGTGGTGGAAAGGTCAGATGTATGGATTTCTTCCTAGTGCCAACTCAAATATACTTGTAACTGCACACTATCATCACTTTCGTGCCAAGCAACAAGGAGATAGACAGTGGTTTCAATGTCCAAGTTTAGATAAGAGTTTAGATTTCACAGCTAGGACAGGCTTGTGGTCACATCCTGGCGTATTAACACTGCTTGTTAATGACAGGGGTGCATCATTCCCTGTCATTGTTTAAACAAGCTGTAGCCAATTCTTCTATAGGTAGTAATATGCCTTTAGAATTATTGTCATCACCACCGACAACATCTCTGTCTGTGCCTACATACTTTCTACATAGGTCTTTTAATACAGCCACAGGGATAATGTAAGTCATTACAGGTTCATCATCTCTCACTAACATCAAAGCCCAATACTCTGCTTCGGTTACAGATAAGCCACTCTTTGTACCTTTGTATTCGTATTCTACAAAATGATTACCTGTCTTTTCCCACAGGTGTCGCTCACTCTTGACTTCAATCTTAGTGCCTGTAAAGAACTCACTTAATTTTTGTTCCATTTCTAAACCTTTTGCTAGGTCTAAATCAAACTTTTTATTACTGCTCATACCAACAATCCTTACTACTATTCCAATGATGAGAACCACTGTTGTAATATAACCAACTTGCAGTTTTGATATTCACGCTTGGGGTCTTACGATTACCCTCAATGTTTAATTTATTTTTAAGCCATAGCCATGTGTTATCCCAAAATTGAAACAACCCCACATCAGTTGAGTTATCTCTGTTTGTATTAACAGCATTTGGTCTGCCACTGCTTTCGCAAAAAATAATAAGTAGTGCTTCTCTTACATCTTCTTTTTTAAAATAAAGACTTACGCTTTCTTCCCATTCAATAACATGCGAAACTTTTTCGTTGTTGTTTAAACAAGAGGCATAAGCCTTTATTTCATCTAGTGTTTCTTGTGTTGGCGTTGCACACAGTATCAACGAACTTAATACAACGCCATACATTAGAACTCTGTACCGCTACTTTCTTCGCTCTTAAATGTTTCTTTAAGTAAATCTCTAAGTCTATTTACTTCATTTAATCTTTGTGTTTCAAGTTTCTTCATTATCTCGTGTAACTCACCTAACATAAGTGTAGCCTCAAACTTGTCCTCACTATTAACAAAAGTTACATCTATGTTGTATAAATCACCCCAACTAAGATAGATTTCACCATAAGCGCTAGGCAATGTAAAAGACATACCGCCTCTTTCTTTGTCTAATCTTTTAGCTAACCAATTACTGCTATCAATTTCTAGTTCAGTAAAGATACGAACTAAACCATTGAAGCCATAATCTGTATCGCTTATCTTAGGTTTACTGTCATCATTAGAATGGGATTTCATCTTGCTTTCTTCCACTGTATTTCCTTTCTTCTGCAGTAGTGATAATTGCATTGCACCTCACATCTGCCTTGTAATGTGTCTTTTCATCTATCTGTTTAAACAAGTAGACACACATTTCATTATCTTGTGTGTCGATTACCAAAGGTCTTTCACTTTGCTTTGGGCATTGCATACCCTCGACAACTAACTTACATCTTCTATCTAAAGGCGCAGGTTTATCAAAATCGTGTTCAGGATAACGCACCTTTAGTTTTTCTTTTAGTCTTTCTATGTTGATACTTGTATGCTCTAAAGCCATGAACTAGGAACTTCTCTTTCACCTTTAGAACCAATGTAGCCACCCCAACCACAACCATTTGATTGTCCATAGTTGGAACATGTAAAGTCAGGAATGTTTTTAAACTTAACATCACTTTCTTTTTTCTCTCTATTGTCCTCTATGTTGTCAGTTTTTTTACATTGAGGGCATACCTTTGTGTTGTCCTTAACCTCGCCAAAAACATCTTCTACAATTTCTTTGTCGCTAGGTTTCTCCTCAACTTCTTGTTGGTCTTGTGCTTGTACTTGATAAAACAAGTCTAAGAATTTATCTAACTCAAAACTTGACCACTTACCCATGTTTGTTTCATGTGTTTGTTTAAACAAGTTCCATGCCTCTAGCTTGTACTTACTTCTAAGTTCACTATCTTTTTCTGCATGTTCTAATTCGTTAGTAATTCTTGCTAGGTAATCTTCTTTCGTAGTTTCCTTAACAACTTCTTTAGAAGAATTATCTAATTGTTTTATAACTTTCTTAGCTTCTTCTTCCGCATAGTGTTCTTCCTCTGTGCTTTCACCTACCCATAAATGAAGCCCAAGTCCAAACCTCATACAACATCTTTTAATACTGTCGCTTACTGCAAGTTTAAGAACTTCGCTTTCGGTATTGTTTTCAAGTTGATACTTACTTACATCACCAACTTCTTCTACAACACCCAAGCCCTCTATTTCAAGTCTGCCTTTAGCACCGACAATGGCATTGTCTTTGCCTCGTACTTCCTCAAAAGTAAAGTTGTATTTGCCTCCAATGACTTCTACTAATCTCTTAGTGTACAAGTGATGAGGAACATACTCGCCATACTTACCCTTTGGCGCAGGTCTTACATCTTTCTTGTTAAAATCTTTTATTAATTTCTTGTGTGTTTCTTTATCCATTTGCTCTTTCCTTTTCTATAATTTTGTATACCCTTTGTCTACTTATATTTAAAACATCTGCAATTTCCTGTACTCTAAACCCACTGTTTAAACAGACAGCAATAGCTTTGCTACGATTTGCAATACAAACATCTAAGTTTGCTTTGCTTCTCTCGTACAGTTCTTGTGATTGCTTTAACACTCTAATTTCTTTGTGCGACATTATTCTTTCACCTCCTCGTATTGTGATGATAAAACTTTATGACCTTTCATATTGTTTATGTACATAATTAAAAAACTTACTGCACCCTCGCCTTGTCTTACCAAGTTCTTAGTGTCAATCTCTATGCCCAAAGTTAATTTCATCTTAGGCAATGTTTATCCTTTCTTGATGTACTTCTACAGGCAATGATGTTTCGTATGCCGAAACTTGTATGCTAGGCAATACTTTCTTGTAGGTAATAAGTTTTGTAGTTGTATTGTTAAAGACTTCTAGTTGTTGAAACTGTGCCTTTGCAATGTCATTTATTTCTATGAGGATAGGATTTTCATCTATAATCTTATCTTCATCAGCGTTGTACTTATACAAAAACGATATAAGACTTCCTACTTCTAAATTATGAAACCCTCTTGCGTTCTTGTCTGCTTTTCCTACTGCCATTATTCCTCCTCCATTTGTTTAGCAACTTTTATTGTGTTCTCGTTATGGTCTTTAACGAACTCATCTAATAACTCTCTAATTCTTTGCGGATTTGTTTTTTTAAGGTGAATTGTTTTTTGTACTTCTTGTCCACCACAAGCATTAGCTAACTTGATAGCCCATGCTTTAAGTAGCTTTGGCTCATCAAATATATTAGGCATATTTTTCCTCCCTTTACCTATTGTTGTGTTTAACTGTTTATTGGTTCTAATTCGTATAAAGAAACAATAAAGTAGTTAGAACCTGTATCTTTTAACTCTCTAACTTTTTGCCCTGCCTCCTCTTTGGTTGCGAACCTCCATGAGTAAACACTGCTGTCAAAGATTGATACACTCTTAACTAAGTATTTCATACCCACTATGGTAACAGGTATTGAATTATACAACAAGTATTTACTACGATTTCACTGCTTGTTTAAACAGCCTGTCTTTCTTGTTCTAGTTTTATATACTTATCAATTAACTTTATGAAACTTCTTACTGCGCTCAACTCTACATCAAGCTCTTTTGTTTCACTGTTCATTTGGTGTTGTTGACTAGCAACAATCTTTTTAAAACCAATTAATTCTGCCTCCCATTTTTTTACTGCTATTCGTAAAACCTTTAGCATTGTCATTTTTCCACCTCCTATTAATTAATGACCATGAAAGCCCTGTTAGGATTACCACTAAGATAATCCAATACCACCCATAATTCATTTACAGTTAGTCATTGTTTTTCCTAACCATAAGTTCCATAGGAATTTTTTTACTTGTACGACTTTGCAATAAACCCATATTGCGTTTAGGTGATTGTAATGATTTACTAACCATGTACCTTTTGCCACCCTTTTTAGATTTACTTGCTCTGCGCTGTTGTCTGTTCATTATTCCTCCTCATCTAATGGTTGATACCAAACAACGATACTGTCATCTAGTTCCAACTCGTATTGTGATTTATCTGCTAATTCTTCTTTAGAGTATGTGCTTGTATATCCCCAATTAGTATGACCATAATTCTTTTCTACATACTCATCTATGTATTCAGTAATATCTCTACCCATTAATTTATCCTTTCTGTAAAAGTTGCAATACCCAATAAAATTAGGTTATTGACTATGGGCATTAGTGCCACTCAAATTTTTTGAATGGCTCTAATCGCTTTAAAATGCCCTGTTGTTTTTTAATTAAGCAGTATTAGGTGCTAACATGCCTATTTGTTTATAAGCTGTGTCTGCTAACGAATAATATATAGCTTGTTGATACTTATATTGTTCATAGATTTGTAAACCTAATTCCTCCATATAATTATCAAGATGTTCTTTTATTTCTTCGTTACTCTTACCCACTCTTTTTAATCTTTGTGCCTCCAATACTGCATTTTCGCCAAAATCCATAATTCTTGAAGTAGCAACAGGTTTAATTACCCTGCCAAATTCAGCACGATTTACATTCTCTTTGCTGTAAATTATGCCTGTTTCTACTAAATGGCGAAAGGTATTTATTTTTAACCCTTTGATTAAGTTATGCGACATTTGTCCTCCTTTATATTTTTGTGTACAGCTACCACTATAGTTGTAGATATTTATTTTATCAATAGATATTTACTATAATAGTAGCTGTTTAAACAACTACCTACCGATTAGCGTTTCCTTACCCCTACTAATCGTTCAAGGCTCTCTTTAATAAGTGAGGGCTTTATAGATAGCTTGAAACACACGCAACATATACATTCTAAGGCGTTTCCAACATCCTACCTTAGACTTACGATATTCTAGGATGCTACTGTTGTCATCATTGTCGACTTGTGCCTGTGTTTCAAGCTACCTACTTTCAGGCGGTTAGCAACAGGGCTGTATTTAGCTTACCTCCTACTCATAGATAGCTTGTAACACACAATAGGTATTGCTTTCCTTTATTA